TTAACATGACACCATTTTTAAATGTAAGTATGGCAAACCCTGATCTCCAGTTGACAGGGTTTTGTTCTAAATAGTTTTCAAACTGTGGACCATATATATCGGCTAGAGTACCCGTATCAACCCCGTAGCGAACTCCGTTGTAATCAACATATGGAGTTACTTTTAAAGAATGTAGATGTCCTGTAACCATTGATACACCCGATTGAGCCGTATTATTGTGGGTAGCGTGTAAACCTCCCTTATTGCGGTGTTTAACGATTACAGATTCATTTAACCATACTGACCAACACTTCTGCCAAAGATTGAAATGATCTGATAGCTTAAATCCTGCGGTATGCTCAAACTGAGGTGCGTTGGCAGCAAGATAAGTCTCAAACCTAGCATCATGGTTGCCTAAAGGCCAGACTAGTTTTACGTTATGTCTTGCAGTTTTTGCTACTTCTTCAATTTCTGACATACAAGCCTGACAAGCCTTTAGTTCTTCAATTACGCTTGGTGCTTTGTCCCAACCAATCCTGGCATGGCGAGAAATGGAAGCTCCGTCAAAGATGTCTCCGTTAGCTATAACTGCTTTGGGTGCTAATGTGGATATTGCCCATAGTAAACCTTTAAATGCAGTAGTGCGGATGCCAGGCCAAAAATGTGCATCTGAGAATACGACGACTGATCCGTTAAGTATGCCAAGGTCTATCTTTCTCTCTATCTTATGATAATCTACATGACCAGTTGGGATTACAAAACCCTTTTCTTCCATTCTTTGTTTTCTTCTGACTAGATTTCTTAAATCTATTTTCAAAAACCTTGCGACTGCTTTAGCATTTCCATGTTTTTGAAATGCCTCGAGGATCTCTTCGTCAGTATGTTTTATCATAATAAACTTAAAGTAAAGAATTAACTGTCGTTTATATCATAGGTTTATTACATTTGGTATACTAAATAAAAAGGAGGTAGATATGGAAATTGAATGGAGCTTGGCACATCCCCTACATGATGTAGAAGATATTGTTAATATGGCAGACAATATATTTGGAGATGAAGTAGAGGATATATTAACTACGGAAAGATATATTTTCAGAAAGAATGTTACTGTTGCCAGTACAGTACAAATCTTTGATAGATCTAAGGAATTCCTAGCGGTAGCAAGGGTTGGTAATATTAGTGGTACTGGGGAATTCTCTGACAAACTACTTGGATTTTGTTGGTTTGATCGTTACGGATATACAACATATTCTAATGAAGAGATCTCAAATGCCAAATTTCACCACGTTGACCTAACCCTACCTGCAAAGACACGGGTTAAGTTAATTAATGCTATGATTGATCAACATATTCTCTGGGCTTATCAAAATGGTATTCCTGTTGTTTGTAGTACTTCTATACGTTCTGATCACTCAGGATTTATGAGAATTCACGAAAAAAGAGGATTTAAGGTGTCAGGTAGTTATGCTTGGATTAGAACTAAAGAGGGTTTAAATGGTATCAAAGGTATCGAAATTGCCAACAACTAAGACTGCTAAAAAGGCAGATTCTGTTGTTAACAAGGCTACAGAATATGGTGCTTTGTTTAATAAACTAAATATTGAAAGAATAGAAAAAGGATTACCGCCTCTTAAAACGGCTATGGAGATCCTTATAGAAGCAATGCAAAGTGATGAGCTAGATATCAAAGATAAAGCCAGGATAGCCGATAAGATGGCTTCCTACGAATCTAGCAGAGCACCTGTAATTACTGTAGACTATGTACAAAACGTCACCCAAAAAGAAGAAACTGACGTTGATGGTGCATTAGATGCTTTCATGGAATCTTTATCTAAGGTAAAATAAATGCCATTAATCAAATCAAAGTCTAAGGCTGCTTTTGGTAAAAACGTAGCTAAAGAAAGAGAAGCGGGTAAAAAAGAGTCTCAAGCCGTAGCCATTGCGTATTCGGTAAAGCGTGAGGCAGAAGCTAAACGTAAACCTAAAGGAAAGAAATGAGTAATTACACTTCTGGTAATAAAGCTCCTACGCTGATGAAACAACACGCAGTCAAGCGTGGCTTAGACAACCCTGTACACATGAGTGATAGTACTGGTGTTACTGCGGTTACTATTAAAAAAGGTTCTACTCACTATGAGAAAGGGCATCAAGCTGCTCCTAGTGCAAGTAACACTAATGTTGTAAATGGTAGACATCAAAAAGTAATGCTACACAAGCCAACCCCTTATGATGGAAAGATTCATAATGATGGTTATATGAACTCAGATCGTACTAACTTCCTAAAGTGAGATTACTATGAACTACGGAAAAGTAATCAGCGGTGGTAAACAAATGTCTAAGGGTGTTAGTAAATCTATTAACAATAAGTTAGAAGGTTTTGCTGAAGATCATGCCCACGGAGAATCTATTGCTAAAAGAGCTAATAAGGCTTTGGCATATGAAGATTTCTCTGATCCACACATGAACAATGTTAATGCAGATCGTAAAGGGTCTAAAGTATCTTTTACAACTTCTAAAGATAAAGCAAGGTTACAACCTAAATGAAACCACAAGACAAAATCAATTCATTCTTTGGCACTATGGGTGGCGCAATTCCTCCTTCTAAAGAGAAACCAAAGAAAGCAGTAGGAAATGACTACAACCAAGAAGATGATAAGTCTGCAAGTGGTAAACATTTTGAGGAAGCATCTGCCTTAGCTCATAAGTTAACTAAGTCTGCAAGCAAACAACATGAACATTTAGGCGCACATCATGCACACCATTCAGCATCTTGGATGGGTCAAGGGTATGCAGAGAAAGAAAGACTTGAAGAACACAACGAATTAGCACATCATCATGCTGATAGAGCTAAAGAGAAGTACGAAGCAGAAATGCGTAAAGAGTAATTAAATGAATAGACCAAGAGATAAAATAAATTCTTTTTTTGGTTCTGAAAATAAACAAGAAAATAAAAATGAAGAACCAATAGAATCTACAATAAATGTTCACAATAGAGAAGTTCCTGTCACAATGCATCCAATAGAAAAACGTAATAAAGACGTTTTAGCTCATGTGAATCCAGATAAATTTGATCCTGTTTTTGCAAAAACAAGTAATTATGTTGGAGAAAAAGGAGAAGGTGGCATTGGTGATAGATATAAAGAATTTGGTAAATTTGTAAAAAAAGCTGAATCAATAAGAGCCAGTAATGTTTATATAAAACCAAATGGTACTCCTGTTTTTGGAGATGGAAGACATCGTTATGCATATCTTAGAGATCAAGGAATAAAAAAAATTCCAGTAAGTATGGATAAAGAATCAATTGAAAATGCCAAAAAACATGGTTATTTGGCTGAATAAGTTTTATAAAGGGAATAGAAATGGATGTTTATGATATTGATGCCTTAAAGGCTGATTTACCTACGGCTAAAGAATTATCTCAATTTGTTTACGATAAGACAGGTATTGCACTTGATCTTATTGGTAAACCAAAAGAAGAACAATATTTAGCAGCGAAAAATGCTTTAGAGGGAAAGAAAGTACCTCAAGACTTTATTACTACAGACAATCCGTATGTAGATAAGAAAGACATTATTCCTATTGATGAAAAGAAACCATTTCCTCCTTCAAGGAGCGATAGTCTTCCCCCAGAAGAATCTGAAATTCATCATTTCAATGCAACTAATATGCCTCATCCGACTCATCCGCAGTCAGATAAGAAGGTGCAAATTATGTTCCGTAAATATGATAATGGAGTAATTACATATCAGATTATGGGTCCAACTGAAATGGTTGCAGTAGGCGAAAGAATCAATAAATACGGACAAACAGTACCTGAAAGATATTCTTGGGATGATCCAAGAACAGAAGAAATAATGTTACGCAGACAAGATGGATCAATGACCGAAAAGGGAAGAGGGTTATATATGTACTGTACTGGCGAAAAAGGTGCAAACATTTGGCCTTTGATTGATAAAAACATTGAATCAGTCTCTGCCAAGAACATTGCTGATCCTTGGGCTTGATAGAGAAATACGACCCCGAAGACTTTAACAATCGTTTGGGTAATCAAGCGGAGTTTTGTGCCCGTAAAATCTTTGAATTTCTTAAAAAAGAAATAGGCACAATGTCTGCGCTTGAAATTCATTACCTTGCTATGTCAGCAGAAATATTCCTAGATATTAGGGATAAGTATGGCAAAAAGTGAAGCCAGTAACTATGTACTACCCCTATATAAAACTAGAGCATTAAAGCATCTAATTAACCTAGCGGGTGGTAAAAAGAAACTAAAAGAGTTAGACAAAGATCAACTCAATGTAATGCGTATTGCAGCAGACAAAATTGCTGAAGATATGCAATACAACCAAATGAAATGGTTTAAGCCTTTTAGTTACCAAACTAAATTCTTTGATTTAGGTAGAACATTCAGTCGAAGGGGAATGATTGCTGCCAACAGAGCTGGTAAATGCTGTACTAAAGATACAGTATTGGATTTGCCTGGTGGTAAAAAAATTACATATGGCGAAATGTATGAGCGTGGATTGCCATTTGATGTTTACTCTTGGGATGGGTCTAAAGTAGTTATTAAAACTGCAATAGAACCCATTAAAAAGCCCCAAGAACCTTGCGTTAGGTTGTGGTTATCTGACGGTAGTTGGATAGAGCCTGCTTTACGTCATCTCGTTTTGGATTCCAAGGGCGATTACGTCTTTTGCTCCAGCCTTCTAGCATCGATCCATAACCTTCTGGAGTCCAATTCGGAACACGACCAGTTAATTCGTGTTTCAAATGTTCAGCGTTTGAAGAAAAAACTTCAAGGTTTTCTAGTCGGTTGTCTGTCCGTATTCCGTTCCTGTGATGCACAACTTCTGAAGGCAACAAATAGCGTTTCAAGTTTTCTTCAACGACAAGGCGGTGTTCGGCTACTGTCTTCTTTTTCGTTGCAAACGGGTGATCTGGATAATAAATATACCAATATCCGCCAACTAACCTACGACCCCCTTTCCAACCAGTATGCTTATCGCCCGATCTTGGTCCCGTTCTTTGAGTTTTTAGACCGAGTGAATAGCAACGTCTTTGAATGGTTACACGGTCGCATCCAAGCAATTCAGCGATTTGCACTTGCGTCAATTGTTCAACTTCAACAAGATGCTTCAAACGAACCTCATCAAGTTCAATCTTCTTCATTGTTTAATCCTTTTGTTAATGCTACAAATCAGATTATAGCCTATGAACCAATTGGATTCCATGATGTGTATGACTTTAGTGTTCCTGAAACTGAAAACTACATAAGTTGCGGTATCGTGCATCACAACACCATTGCTTCTACCTATGAGACTGCATTTCATTTAACTGGAAGATATCCCCCGCATTGGAAAGGAAAGATATATGAGTCCCCTATCATTGCTATGTGTGCAGGTGAATCCTGGGAACAAGTTGCAAAAACACTACAGAGTAAGCTATTGGGTTGCGATGACATTAAACAAAGTTATCGCTTGGGTTCTGGGTCTATACCTAGAGAATGTATTGACGTTAAATCTATCCGTTCAGATGGTCAAAACGTGCTTGCTATGGAAGTATGGCATTCTACGGGTGGTAAAAGCAAGTTATATTTCTCCAACTACACACAACAAGTACGTCATTTACAAGGATTTGAGCTTGATTTGGTGGTACTTGACGAACAACCGCCAGACGAAACCTTTTCTGAGCTTGTCGTTAGAACAGCTTCAAGAAATGGACAGGTTATTTGCTCGTTCACTCCGCTTAAAGGTATGTCAGGCTTGGTCAGAAAGTTCTGGGACGAAGTTGACGGATATGCTCATGTTCGAGTCACTTGGGATGATGTTCCCTTTGTCAACGAATGGGGAGAGCCGTTTTTTAGTTTGGAGGAGCGTGAACAACTAGCCAGAGACTTTATGCCTTGGGAAAGGGAATGTCGTATGAATGGCATTCCTTTAATGGGCAAAGGGGTTGTGTTTCCCTTACTTGAATGGCCTATTTATAAAGCTACAGACCATGATTTGCGTAATAATGAGGTATTAGAAAGATTAATCAGTTTCGACTTGGGGATTAAGAATGACCCGACAGTTATCTCGTTCTTTTTTAGAGATCCTATCAACGAAATTATTTACCTACACAGGCAAATCAAAATCCCGTCTGGGGAAACTCCAGATGAATACGTTCACTACTTGCTTGATAGAGAATCCAAGGGAGTACCAATTGCTTTACCTCACGATGCAGCAACGGCAGGACGATATACTCTTACAGAGCAAAGCGTTAGGGAAGTATTTGAAGATTCATACGGGCTTAACTGCATTTCAGGCGCAATTTTAAACCCCGTTAATGATCAAGGTAAGGTAACTAACCACAAAGCCTACGGAATCAATATAATGAGGCTTATGATGGAGCGTAAAACACTTTTGGTAAACGAAAGTTGTAAAGAATTCCTTGATGAAGCTAGAAACTACGCTATTGACGAAATGGGAAGATTTAGTGATCCTGATGATCATATAGATTCAGCAAGAATAGGAATATTGGCATTAATTCAAGGACATGGAGAATCCGTAGTTAGCAGAGCGAATACGTTTGAGGCAAGAAGAATCCCTGTCGTTGAAGGCAAAATGCAAAGAATCTAAAGGTTAAATATGTTATTTAAACAAAATTTAGTAGTTGAAAACTTAGCCTCACCCTCTGGCAATCGTGGTATTGCTGAGAAAGTATGCCATGAAGCATATATGAAAATGGTTGACTACTTAAGGCTTACTCAAGCTAAAAATACTTACAACAGATTTACTGATTATCACTATTTAAACATTCCAGTATCTGAATCTACAGAGCCAATTAGGGGTTTAGATTACATCCATCCTATTGTTACCCCAGGAATTGACTATGCAACTGCGGTAATTACAAAATGTTTGATGCCAGATGGTAAAGTAAACTTTGAATTTGAAAGATTTGACGAATCTGACCAAGATGGTGCTGAACAAGCAACAGATATGGTTAAGTATTTCTTAAATAACAAAAATAATTCTTACATGACCATTCGTGATTGGGCACAAGATGCCTTATTGCACAAGAATGGTATTGTGATGGTTATGCCTGTTAGAGAAAACATCATTCAATACAAAGAAGTAACAGGCACTAGGGATCAACTCAAAGTATTTGAGATAGAAGCAGCTCAAAAAGGGTTAAAACCTCTTAGACAAGAGATGCGTAAGGTTGATGTAAATTTACAACAAGCCATGATGGAGGCTATGCAACCTGGAGATGAGCAAGAGGCAGAACAAGAGGTTGATCCAGGCGCAGAACTCAATGAAGCAATAAGGAATAATACTGTTTATCGTGCTAAATATAAGTTGACAGGCACAAAGACAAATATTCGTATTAAACACGTTGCACAACATTATTTTGTTTGTAATCCAACAATCCCACAGATCATGTATCAAGATTTTGTGGGTTTTTATGAGCCAATGACTATCCATGAAGCTAAAGTTCAGTATCCTTTCATTGATATGGAAGAGTTTGCTGATCACGCAGCATATGGTCCTGCGGGAGCTTACCAAGCAGGTGCATTAGAGAATGATTTAGCACTTCACGCTAGAGATTCAACCCCAGTTCCTGGTCAAGGTGTTATTGCCTCACAAGGTGCAGATAGATATGCAAGAGTAGTTATGTTAACTACTGCATGGTTAAGGAAAGATGTAGATGGCGATGGCGAAGAAGAGATTGTTGAAGTATGTTACTCAGGTTCATACATTTTGTATGTCAAAGAAGTGGATTTCATTCCTTTGGCTAATATGTGTCCAAAGCCCATTACTGGGAACTTCTTTGGTTACTCTTTGGGTGAACGTCTAGTACCTATTCAAGAGTATGCAACATCTATTAAACGTGCTGAATTGTCTTTTGCAATGCAAGCCTCCACTCCTAAGATGGGAGTTAACCCAGAGTTTATAGATGCTGAAGAAATTCAAAGAGGTGTATCTGCATTGTTTATTTTGGATCGTAAGTTTGATCCTGCTAAACACGTTTATGAGTTTGCTCCTTTACAAGGTAATCTCGCTTATGTTGAGTCTGCTATGCAGTCGCTTAAAGAAGACAACATGGCTATGATTGGAATGACTAATCCTAATGATTCTCTGAATCCAGAGGTTATGAAGGATGGTAATTCAGGATTCAAGCTACAAACTGCTATGGGTCCCAACCAATTGATTCAAGATGAGTTAATTAAAAACTGTGCGATAGCCGTACAAGATTTGATTCATTTGGTCTGGCACACAATGATTCAATATGCTGATGATTATTCAATTCAGCAGTTGGCACACATATGTTCTGAAAAAGGTGGACCATTCTTGGATGCTCAGAAGATGGCTAACTATGAGTTTATTGATCGTAAGATGATTAATATTGACTTAGGTTTAGGTTTTATGTCTGATGAGAATAGGTTAACTAGACAACAGTTAATTACTCAAGCACAACAACAATTTGCACAAGCAATGATGATGTTGACACCTGATATGCCTGAGATGTTTGAAAAAGCTAGAAGACCTTACGAAGATACATTAAGAGTATTGGGTGTAAGACACGTTGATGCTTATTTACCAACTTTAGAAGAGGCAATGAAGATACTTCAAGCTAAATCTAAAGCACCTCCTTCTGCTGAAGATCAATTACATCAATCTAAGGCACAACTTAACCAGGCAACTACTCAAGAAGTTCAGGCTAAGACTGGCAAAATTGTTAAAGAAACTCAGCAGATGGACGTAGACAATATGTTTGATGCTATGGCGGCTAAAAAAGGTAATCTTAAAGACGTAAGAATAGACTAGGAGATTTATGAAGACTTTGATTGGAAATATCACCGATTACTTTAATCGGAGGACTAGGGTAGAGGATACAGAAAGCCAAGCACCATCTCACAGACGGGTACTTGTTGCGGAAAACGCACAGTCTGCAAAAAGATTATTAGCCAACAACGATTTGGCATTGTTGTTCAACCTTTATCGGTTTTACATCATGGACAGAATTGAAGATTGCAAGACAGATAAAGAAAAGATTGAGTATTCTCATAATCTTATTGGAATTAGGGATTTCATTACTTTCATAGAAAAGACTGAATACATGGAAAGACTTTCTGATGTGAAGTTAGAGAGAGAGCTGGAAAAGGCTAAGTCAAAAGGCTTAAGTCTTAAAGAGGAATTGCAACAACTTAGGAAAATAGGATAAACTATGGAAAACGTAACCGAAGAGGCCGTTTCGCAACAAACTGGAAGCCCAGAAGCACAGATTGCTGAGATGATTGCCGTTAATAGACGGAACAGTCCTCAAGTGATTGGCAGTAAAGAGCCTCCAGGTGGACAAGAGGAAGCATTAGCTGAATCCCAACAGGCTACTCCCGAAGAGGAAGTTGAACCTGAAGAAAGTACAAGTGAGACTGAGGAAACTGTAGATCAAGAAGATGGGGAGTCCTCCGCAGGAGACAACGAACCAGTAAACTTTTTTGAATTTGCAGAGCAAAATCCTGACATGAAGTTAAGGATACCGAACAAAAACGCAGAAGGCGGGTTTGTTGAATTAACTGCAAAGAAGGCGGCTACTCTCCTTGGGCAAACAAGTGCTTTAGACGAAAACTCTAGAAAACTTAAAGCTGAAAAAGCTGATTTTGAAGAGTATGAGTCAAGAAGAAGGGCTGAACTAGACGGATTGCAAATTGGTATTGAGATGACATTGGTTCCTCAGTTGCAAGAAGCAGCAGATGAGCTAATTACACTTCAAGGCTATAACCAACAATGGAAGCAAATCCGTGAAAGGGCGCAGACTGAATTAGAGAAATCAGAAGCGGATGCAGCTATCCGTCAAAATGATCAACTTATTCAGGATAAGTCTAAGTTCATCCAGACAAATCGTCCAAAGGTACAAGAGTTTCTTAATGCCAGATCAGATTATGTTAAACAGAATCTGGATAAAGCTAGGCAGAGTTTCTCAGATAAAGAACTGGCAAACAGGGCTAATTTTGAGGAATTAAGAGATAAATTATCTAAGGATTGGAAAAGTGCGAATGCAACACTTGTTCCTGGGGTTCCAAATATTGATTTGATCTCTAGTGATGAGTTTTTATTGGGTTTGATTCGGGATGGAATGAAATTCCGTGAAAAGCCAGTAGTTCGCAATGTGGGTGGTTCGATAGCGGCTAGTATCAAATCTGGAGCTAAAGCGAAAACCTCACCTTCTTCAGAGACTGAGAGACTTCAACAGGCGGCTAATAAAGGCGATAAGAATGCAACTAGGCAACTTTTGGCAACAATGCTTGCGACTAACAAACAAAGACGTAAGTAACCTTTTAGGACTATAAAATCATGGCACAAATCACATCAGCAAATCTAGGTAATGGTAACGGACCATACCAAACAGATATCGTAGTTAAAGATATGGACTTAACAGTCTCTAACTATGTTAAAGATCGTACTCCAACAACTAACATGGCAATGTCCAAAAAGCGTAAGATTAACTCTACGCTACACATTTGGCCTAATGACTATTTCCGTCAGCCTACACTTAATGCAAACTTAGAAGGTGCAGCAGTCACTTCTTCTTTGGCAGCATCTAACACTCGTGCCAACATTGGTAACTACACACAAATCTTCACAACAGTTATCGGTGCAACTGGTACTGCTCGTGCAGTTGAGCAAGCAGGTGGAGATCCACAAGCATATCAAGAAGTTAAGCAATTAACTGAGGTCATGTTTGACGTTGAACTCCAAATGGTTCGTGCAGATGGTGCTTCAATCAAGTACTCTGGACAGTCAGCAACTCAAGGCGCATCACCAAACAACGGACGTAGATTTGGTTCTTTGTTTGCTTTTGCAGGTACACGTTCAGGAAATGACACAGATGGTGTTTCAGTATTGAACTTGGCGGCTTCTGATGGTACAGACACAACAACTGTAACTAACACCAACGTACCATTCAATGGTTTGTTGTCAAACGCAGGTCTGGGTTATTTCAGTTTTGGTGCTAACGAAACTAACCAGGCTTTTTCTCCTGTTTTATACAAGCAATTAGTAACTGCTGCTGAACAACGCTTCAACGCTAAGATTACTAACATGGTTGTACCTACATCACTCAGAACCACAATTTCTGACAACATTCCACAATCACGTTCTATCAACAGGTTCAATCCTGCTGACAAGGGCGACACAATTGGTACATACGAAGGTGACTTCAACTATACATACCAAATTGATGACAACTGGATCATGGATCAGACAGGTTCAAACAACAATGCGATTCTTTTCTTGAATCCTGATGTTGTTCAATGGGGTTCTTTGCGTGAACTTGGTCCAAACAATGAAGTATTCTCAAATGCAGATGCTTCTTTGGATCAGTACATCATGGAAGGTACATTGATTGTGCGTAACCCAGCAGGTGTTGCAGTTCTTGCTGCTATCACAACTGGCACACCAATCACAACACCAAGAGCATCTACTCAAGTTCAGCGTTACCTCGCTTAATTTAGTTGAGAGATTGGAGGGAATCCCAAAAGGGTTCTCTCCCTTTTTTTTGGAGAAGATATGGAATTGAATTTAGACAACGAAGAAGCCAAGATTAACGAAGATTACTACATGAAAGGTAATCTAGAAGCAGGTATTGAGGGTGTTTTAGCCCGAAATAACCAAATGTTTAATGATGTTAAGTCTGGCACTTGGAGTCAAACATTCAAGACTGATCGTATCGACTACAAAATTGGTGCTGAAGATGGTCAACGATATGTCCAATATACGCAACATAACGTAGAAAATATTAGACAAAACTGTAAAGAAAGACGGGAGTTCTACAAGATTCACGGAACTGCCAATCCTTTTTTTGCGGGTACTTTCCATGCTATGGATTTACCTAAGTGTTTTGCTCATGAAATAAGCTCAAAGTGGTTTAACAATCGTCCTTGGGAATTAATTAAGCAAGACAGAGATGACAAGATTCTTTTTTACGCAATAGTTAACGAATATTACTCAGATTTTGTTTGTCATCCAAGCGGAAAAATACCATTGCCTTACAATCCGATAATACCTACTCGATGAGGATGTTTTATGTCTCTTTTTATCCAATCTGCCAACAACCTCGTTACAAGAGTGGCTCAATGGGTAGGAGCTATTCCAACATCAATAAGCGTTAATGCAACTGCATACAATTCATTAACAGGAGTCATTACTACTGCTTCTGATTGCACATCATTGGTGTTAGTTGGGGATTTTATTTCTCCAACCCAAATGGGACCTTTTACCCTAGTGACCGCAGTCTCTACAAGCACAATTACTGTATCTGACCCTGACCTAGTTTGGAGCTTTCCAACGTATCCTACGGCTATTTTAAAGCTCCCTACACAATCCTCAATGGATATTCAATTCTGTATTCAGTTTGCAGAGTTATCTTTTAGAACAATCTATTTACCTGCGTTAAGGAGTAATCCTTATGACCCAGTTAACCCTTCTACGATTGTTACAAATTCAAATGGTTTAGCTCCTATCCCTGCGGATATGAACTGGCCTATTATTTTCTTCCAACAAACTCCTAGTTCTCAAGTTTCTCCAGGCACATTGAATGCAGGGTTTGGACCTTGGATTATTTACGACAGGGTTGGAGATAGAGAGATTATTCGTTTATCAATGATTGATCAGCTTTATGTAAAACCTTTTGGTGTTCCAAGGGTTATTAGAGCTAATTTCTCAGAAGTAGGACCTAACTATTTATTTACTCCTAATCCTGGTAACGGAACAACAATACTTGCATATTATGTAAAGGCTTTCCCATTCTTGTTTAGCCCAACAACAGATTCACTAAACCCTATTGTTCAAAGTAATGCAATTCTTGCAACATTCCCTGAAGGGTATATGTACAAGGTATTGTGGGCTTATTACGACAAGAAAAAGAATGTTTCTGAAGCAGATAAGTGGAATGCAAGATTTGATGCTGCTTACGGATTAATTGAGGATCAAGCAATGAAAGATCTTTGGAGTGGAGGAGATAGACACTTATCTTCCGAATTCCAACCCCGTAACTACAGATACTCGTTTCGATAATGGCAACACAAGGACTATACGGCTCAACTGCAACTGCACAAGTTGTTCAGCCTAATGAAAGTAATGGGTTGTACGGGAGTACAGATAATTACTATGGTGGCACGTTCTTTGAATGGTTTATCTTTTATCAAGGATCTACTGCTCCTGCTACACCTACTGGTGGATCATGGAATTACTCTACAAATACAGGAACACCTCCTACAGGGTGGTTAAATGCACCTCCTAGTTCACCAACTACAACTATTTGGTGGTCTATTGCATTTGTAAACTCTAAAACACCAACAACTATTGTTTGGTCAACACCTGCACCTATTACCCAACAAGGTCCAACAGGAAGTACAGGACCCACAGGTCCAACAGGACCACAAGGTACGCAAGGTGTTCAAGGTGTTACAGGTCCAACGGGTGCAGTAGGCGCAACAGGACCTACAGGAACTCAAGGAGCTATTGGTCCAACTGGTCCACAGGGTATTCAGGGTGTACAAGGTTTACAAGGTCCGACAGGTCCTACTGGAACTCAAGGTATACAAGGTGTAACTGGTCCTACAGGACCTACTGGAGCTACGGGACCTACTGGAGCACCATCTACTGTGGTTGGACCTACTGGACCCACAGGTGCACAAGGTATTTCAGGACCTACTGGACCCACAGGAACGGCAGGAAGTACGGGTCCAACTGGACCTACAGGCACAAATGGTATTAATGGTCCAACAGGTCCAACAGGAGTTACTGGCGCAACAGGTCCTACTGGTCCAACTGGAATACAAGGTATTGTGGGTCCGACTGGTCCTACTGGATCTCAGGGTAATGTTGGACCTACTGGACCTACTGGGGCACAAGGAAACATTGGTCCTACTGGATCACAAGGTGTACAGGGTGTTCAGGGTATTCAAGGAAATACTGGACCAACGGGACCTACTGGATCTCAAGGACCTACTGTATATCCTAGCGCAGGTATAGCAAACTCTACTGGTAGTGCTTGGGGTACAAGTTATGCAACCAATGTAGCAAATGGTGTTGCGGTTTTTGATGCCAACTTTAATTTATCAACTAATTGTTTATTTGAAGGTTTTAATGGATTAACTGCAAGTGGAACAACTCAAGTTTTAACTTCGGCATCTGTACAAAATTGGTATGTAACTGGAACTGGTGGACAAACATTCCAACTACCAAACGCAACTACATTGCCAAATGGCGCAACATTTACATTTAATAATAATCAAAGTAGTGGTGCAATTACTTTAAATAACAACTCTGGTACATCAATAATATCTGGTGGAATCCCATCAGGTGGTTATGTAACTTTAGTATTGTTATCAAATAGTAGTGCCGCAGGATCTTGGGATTATCATTTTGCCGCACCATCAAACGTATCTTGGTCAACCAATACATTAAGTTATGCGGGTTCTATAACCAATGCAACGTGGAACGGAAACAACATAGCGTTAAACAAGGGCGGTACTAATGCCAGTTTAACGGCTAGTGCGGGTGCGGTTACATATTCTGGAGCAAGTGCTTTAGCTTTAAATACACCTGGTACTAGCGGACAACCTTTAGTGTCTGGCGGTACGGGCGCACCTACATTCACATCTGCACTAACTGGTCTAACTATAGACAACACAGTAATAGGAGGAACTACACCATCTACAGGTACGTTTACTACTATTACAGGACAGACTGAGACGTTAAAGGGTACTGGTGAAAATTTAATTACGCAAAGTCAAACTTTCAGCACTTGGACAACAAATAGTACAACTGTAACGACAAATAGCACAACTGCGCCAGATGGAACATCTACTGCTTCTTTATTAGCAGAAACAACAGCAACATCTTCACACACTTTATTTTCAATTTTTGTTACATCTGTAGCAACTTCTTATACTTTTTCTGTTTATGCAAAAATCGGCAATGGAGCAACAGCGCCAAATTGGTTTCAATTATCTTTTGGTGGAGCTTCTACTGGTTCTGCAAACTTTAATCTATTAACTGTATCAACAAGCAGTGTCTCTGGTGGTGTTACGGCATCTATAGTTTCAGCAGGAAATGGTTGGTATAGATGTTCTATTTCTACAATTCCCTCAAGTGGAAGTTTATCTGCAAATATAGCATTTACAAATAATACAGACGGCTCAAGATTCCCTTCTTATACTGGAGCCACAACTTCAAACATATATATTTGGGGTGCACAAGTAGAAATTGGTTCTGTAGCAAACACTTACGTCCCAACCACAACAGTCGCAGTTTACGGAACACCTACACTTTCATTTAGCGGTGTGTCAACAATAGGTTTACAGAACGATGGTTCTCTATTTGTACAACCCGCAGGAACAGGAGCATTACAAGCACAACAGACTACATCTAGTGCTACAGGTGGTAATGCTAGGGGTGCTAATGCGGTTGATTGGCAGACAAATAGAACTGCGGCAACTCAAGTTGCATCTGCATCGCAATCAGTCGTTGGTGGTGGTCAAAATAATACGGCTTCTGGACAATATGGAACTGTTGCAGGTGGATATCAAAATACAGCATCATCATATTCTTCTACAGTTGCTGGTGGTTACAATAATTATTGTAGTGGCAGTAATTATAATTTTATTGGAGGCGGGACTAATAACAGTATTTCTGGTTCTCCTGTTTATTCTTTTATAGGCGGTGGAATTTCAAATTCAGTATCTGGCACTTTTGCAGTTGCTGTTGGTGGAAACGCTAATTTTGCACCTGGATTTTATAATTTTATTGGCGGTGGTTATACAAATACTGGAACTTCAGGTTCTACAGTAACAACTCAAGCTACAACCATTGCTTTAACTGCTCAAACCACAGTTTATTTAACATCTACTAATGCCAACATTAAAGTTGGTCAATATGTAACAGGTACAGGAGTATCAGGCAATACCTACGCAACATCATCTGTAACAACAGGAACTCCTGCGGTAATGGCAACATCCACTATCTCAGGTACAACTCTTACAGTAGGTTCTTTAACTTCTGGAACAATAATAGCAGGACAAGTATTAACAGGAACAGGGGTTACTGCGGGAACATACATTGTTTCAGGCTCTGGTTCTACTTGGACAGTTTCAGCATCTCAGACAGTAGCCTCTACGACAATAACAGGAACTGCTTATACATTCACAATATCTCAAAACGCAACGACTGCTGCGGGTATAACCCTATCTTTCTACACACCTCATGGAGTAGTAGTAGGAGGAGGAAATAACCAAGCAACAGGTTCTTATAGCTTTATTGGTGGTGGTGGTGATGCGGGTACTTCTTCACAACGAAATGTAGCATCTGGAGATTGGAGTTTTGTTGGTGGGGGTCAAATTAATACTGCTAGTGGATTTAGGTCAACTGTTGTAGGTGGTACAAATAATTCTGCAACAGTAGATGGAGCTTTTGTTGGCGGTGGAATTATTAACACGGCAAGTGGGACACGTTCTTTTGTAGGTAGTGGATATAACAATTCTGCAACTGGTGGATATTCTTCTTCAATTGGTGGCTATGGTTCTACAACAAGAGGTATTACTGGTTATTTTGTATTTAGTTCTTATCAGCCACTTACATCAGCTGTAGGGTCTACTCAAGCGGGAGCATTGATATTAGCAACAGCAACAACCACAACAGGAGCAGTTGCATTAACTTCAGATGGAAGTGCTGCGGGTTCAACAAACCAAGTAGTATTGCCTAATGGTCAAACAAGCACAGTATCTGTATATACATTTAGAGTATTAATATCAGCGCACAACTCAGCAAACACAACTGATATTGCGGGATGGCAAATACTTGGTGTTATATCTAGGGGCAACGGAGTAGGAACAACTGCATTAGTTGGAACACCAACAGTAACATTACTGGGAGCTACAACAGGTGCTATATCAGCAGGATGGGGTACATTATCAAACGTAGCGGCAGTAGCAGACACGACTAATGGAGCATTACAGATACAAGTTACAGGGGTTGCCTCTACTACAATTAGATGGTCAGCTAGGGTAGAAACTAACGAATTGGCATATTAAGGAACTAACATGGCACTTAAACTAAACTTAGGCACAACTCAATTTGGCGCACCAGCACCAGAGGCTTACGCTAGAGTTACAAACTTTTTTGGTAACAAAGATAACATTCAAGTACAGGTATCTGTGCATTTCTCAAAGGATGCTAGAGATTCAAATCTAAGCCCTGTAAGAGAAGATGCACACTACATTGGATTAGCAGACTTAGCGGGTAAAGGCGAACTCATGCCTGCAATCTATGAGGTTCTTAAAACAATGTCTCAATACCAAGGCGCAACGGACGTTTAATCATGGCTATTAACCAAGACAACGTAGCAGACAAACTTATTCCTACTACTGGTGGGTTAAGTGTTCAAGGGTTAATAATTAACTCTATGACTTTGAGTACGTCTGTGGTTATTCCAACTGGTTATTCTGCTCATGCAATTGGACCTATTACATTAAGCAATGGAGTTACTGTTACTGTACCGAATGGATCTAGATTTTTGATTTTATAGGGATTAGATTATGAAGATAGCGGTTTGTGCAATTAGTAAAAATGAAGAAAAATTTGTAAAAAGATTTTGTGATTCTGCCAAAGGCGCAGACTTAATACTTATTGCAGATACTGGTTCAACTGACAATACTGTAGATTTGGCAATAGAAAATGGAGCAATAGTGCATGAAATATGTATTAATCCTTGGAGATTTGATCTTGCAAGAAATGCTGCTTTAGCTCTTTTGCCAAAAGACATAGACATTGTTGTTAGTCTTGATTTAGATGAAGAACTTCAGCCTGGTTGGCGAGAAGAAATTAAAAGAGTTTGGACACCTGGAACGACTAGATTAAGATATAAATTTGATTGGGGTGCGGGAATTGCTTTTTATTATGAAAAGATTTTTGCTAAAAAAGGTTATTTTTTTCATCATGCGGTTCATGAGTATCCAATTCCAGACCCAAGAACTGTAGAAGTTTGGGCACAAACAGATATGTTGTTAGTAGTTCATAAACCTGATCCAACAAAATCAAGAGGTCAGTATATGGATTTACTAGAGATGGCGGTTAAAGAAGATCCACATTGTCCAAGGAATGCTTTTTATCATTGCAGAGAGTTAACCTTTAATTATCGTTGGCAAGAGGCTATAGATGCTTTACATAAGTATTTAAAAATGCCTGAAGCCACTTGGATTAATGAAAGATGCTATGCGATGAGATTATTAGGCAAAAGCTATGAAGAATTGGCTAACCATTGGGAATGCCTAAAATGGTACAGGTTGGCTTGTGCAGAAGCTCCTAACACTAGAGAACCTTGGTTAGATTTAGCAATGTATTCTTACAGATGTTCTATGTGGGAAGAGTGTTATTCAAGTGCAATGACTGCATTGAAAATAACAGACAAGGAAGCGATTTACACAATGGATCCAAGTGCTTGGACTGAAAAACCTTGGGATTTAGCCAGTATTTCTGCATGGCATATTGGTTTAAAAGACAAGGCAAGAGAGTATTGTAAAAAGGCTTTAAAGTTCAATCCAACAGATACTAGGTTAATTAATAATCTTGAGAAAATGGAAGAAGAAATAACATGATAACAAGTAGCTACTATACGGGTAGTGGGTCAAGTGATGGACTGTACGGGGTTCAGGGGAACAATACTGTCACTTACTTTATTTGGTATATTTATATCCAAAGTGCAACTGCACCCTCTACTCCAACTGGTGGCTCTTGGAATTTTGTTACAAATGTAGGAACTCCTCCAACTGGATGGTCAGCAACTCCTATAACTTCTACTGGTAATGATTTATGGGTTTCACAGGCAGTAGTTAACTCTATTAGCCCTTCAACTCTTACCTGGTCAACCCCTGCAATATTCTTTATCCCTCCAATAATTGGACCAACTGGTCCGACAGGTTCAATTGGGTTAACTGGTCCAACAGGACCGATTGGATTAACTGGTGCAACTGGTCCGATTGGTCCAACAGGACCTACTGGGTCTATTGGATTAACTGGACCTACAGGACCCACGGGACCTACAGGTTCTACTGGTGTAATTGGTCCCACAGGACCACAGGGAACATCTATAAACATTAAGGGTACAGTTGCTACTCCTGCAAGCCTACCTGCTACTGGTAACAATATTAATGATGCTTATATCGTAAGCTCAAATAGTGATTTATACATTTGGAACGGAACTTCTTGGTACAACGCAGGACAGATTGTTGGACCACAAGGACCAACTGGACCAACTGGAGTTCAAGGTCCTACAGGACCAACTGGCAGTATAGGTTTAACAGGTCCTACGGGTCCCACAGGCGCACAATCTACTATTGCAGGACCTACGGGCCCAACAGGAACAACAGGACCTACTGGACCTGCTAACGGACCAACAGGACCGACTGGAGCAAATGGTACAAGCGGAACAAACGGACCTACAGGACCTACAGGATCTAATGGAACAAATGGTCCAACTGGACCAACAGGACCGCAAGGTTCTAATGGCTCAACTGGACCAACAGGTCCCACAGGAGCAAATGGAGCTAATGGATCTATTGGTCCGACAGGACCTACGGGTGCAGCATCTACAGTTGTAGGACCAACAGGACCACAGGGTTCTACGGGAAATACAGGACCAACTGGCGCACAGGGGATTCAAGGTGTACAAGGAAACACAGGTGCAACGGGACCAACGGGACCAACTGGTCCTACTGGAAATGGAATTTCAAATACTGGTGGATGGTCTGTTACCCCTAGTGGTACTAAGTTGTATTTTAATTACAACGGGACTAATGTGGGTTCTTTTGATTCATCTGGTAACTTTATAGCTAAAGCTAACATTACTGCTTATGGAACACCATAATGGCTACACCTATAACTGGACAAATTGCAGTATCTGACATAAATACCGCTTTAGGTAGGTCATCGACTGCTTCGTTCAGTTTTAATGATTCAACATTTTTGTTGATGACAAATCAAAGTGCAACCAATACTAATTTAAATAATGCTCATGCTTCTGCGTACATCAACTCTACAGTAACTAACTACAATGTGTACACAAGTACATTTGGTTCCCCCGCTACTGTAACTACATATAAAGTACTAATTGGAGCATCTGGTGTCGCAGGAGCTACAAGCACAGGGAATTATGCACTTAACATAGGACAGTTTCCTAGTGGATCTTCTGTAGTTTTAAATAATTATGGAACTATTGCGGGTGCGGGAGGTGCAGCAAATAGCGGTACTGGTGGTCCTGCTTTGTATGCGGCATATCCGAACCAAACTGTAACTATTAATAACTTTGGTGTTATTGAGGGTGGTGGAGGTGGAGGCGGTGCGGGAGGTTCTGGCGGGTATGGAGGAACAGGGGGTCAAGGTGGGCAAGGTTATTATACTTACATATCTGGATATAACACGGGTTACAACTATGCTTACAACACAGGTTCTCCTGCTTCTTATGTTTATTCAGATAATGGTCATGGTGGATATAACTGTACCGCATATTGGTCTGGAAGCAATGTAGGAATACCATTCTTCACAAGTTGTGGAGGAACTAACAATATTGCAGGAAATACTTGGTCTTATGGTGGGAATAGTTATATTGTTAGTTGTAGACAAGTTTTAACTTCTTATCGTTGTGCTTGTGTAAGAGCAACTAGATATTATTCATATTACACAATAGGTCAATATTACTCTACACCAATTTATACAACTGTTTACACATCTGGAGGTTCTGGAGGTGGTGGTGGTGCAGGTAGTGCTGGAGGGGCAGGTGGTCAAGGACAAGGTTATAACCAAAGCAATTCTACAGGTACTGCAGCATCAACAGGAACAGGAGGAACTCCAGGATCAGGAGGGGGAACTAATGCGGGATCAGGTGGGACAGGCGGTACTGGCGGTACTGGAGGTACTGGGGGAACAGGTGGAACTTATGGCAACGCAGGTGCAACTGGTGGCACAGGAGGTACTGGATTTCCAGGAGGTACTGGAGGAAATGGAAATTATACGAATGGATTACCTGGTGGCGGTGGTGTTCCTGGAGTTGGTGGTACAGGTGGTGGTGCAGCGGGATATTATTTAGTTAAAGGCAGTGCATCGACTACACTTAACAACTCTGGAACAGTATTAGGAAACTTAGGATAAATCATGGATCACACATTAGTTAACTATACAATTACTAACTTTAACGAAACTGAAAAACAGTTAGATGTTATTTTTGATGATGGTGGTTGGGCAAAAATTCAACTCAAAGCTCCGCTTCCCACTAACCAAGAAGAACTTGAAGCGGTTATAAAACAATTTACTCCTCCTCAAGAAGTAATGGAGGCAAAGAATGCAAATCCAGATTTAGGTTTTATTCATAGTTTAGTGAATCAAAGCAATCAAATAACAAGAGCTTCTACTGCTGACGTTGTATTGCCTGATGGAACAAAGGTTCTTCCTAGTAAACCTCCAAGTGATCAAGTTATAAAAAACAATCAAATACAAAACAAATATAACTTTGCTCAAGGATTGGTTGAGTTTGGTTTACTAAAAGAAAACCCTGTAGATCTAAATGAAATAGTTATTGATCCAACAGAGCCTCAACCCATATCAACGGGAACACAAACATTATGACTATTAATATAGGACCATCTCATTCTTTTACTTATGATGGCGCAAGAATTAATATATTTCATGCCAACAAAGGTGAAGGTTTACCAAAGCATAGCCACACTTATGCTCATGCAACATTTTGCACTTCTGGTTCTTGCTACATAAGGAAAGAAGGAAAAGAAATTGTTGTTACCAAAGAGACTCAACCCATTAACCTGATAGAGAATGAATGGCACGAAATTGAGGCACTAGAGGATAATACAGTCTTTGTTAATGTCTTTTCCGAAGGGAAATTTTAATCATGGCTGATGGATATACACCTCTAAGAGTACCTTTTTTAAACATGAGCTTTACACCTGATGTGCCAAGTAATGCTCTATTGCCAAACGAATATAACAATGGTGCAAACATTGAAGCAGATGTTCGTGGAATTAAAAAGGTTGATGGGGAAATATCCATATTAAATGCAATAACTGGAAACATAATTTTTATTGAAGGTGGTTTTAGGTATAACAATAACTGGACATACGTTATTGCTACTTCAGCAGGTATTTGGTACAAGTTAGATAACGCAGGTATTTCTACAATAACTCCTCCATCACCATTTGTTGGTACAGGTTATTCATCCAATCCTGCAATAACAGGTTCTTGGATTGGGCAAGTGTTTATCATTAACGATAGCATTAACCCGCCAATGTATTTATTGCCTTCAGATACGCAAATACGTCTGTATGACAATGCTTATTCTGATCAAACACCTAATACTTATGTTTGGAACTATGAAAGTTCATTAGGTATTACATCTGTCAAAGCAGCGTTTGTTAGAGAATATTCCTCTCCAAATATTGGTAATATTCTTATTGCGGGTAACTTAACCAAAAGCACTTCAACAACAACAAAGAACTATCCTACTTCAGTAAGATGGAGTCAGTCTTTTGCTAATACTGGTGTTCCTGCAACCTGGGCACCAACTCTTACAAATACTGCTAACGAATTAGAAATTCCTGTTAGAGGTCCAATAATTGATGGATTTCCTCTAGGTCCTAATTTCTATGTTTGTAGTTACTGGGATACAGTAATCTTTTCTCCAATTGCCTATCAAAGTTATTCAGCTCCTGTTTTTGGTATATCTCCTTTTAAAAGAGGTAGAGGGTTACTTAATCAAAACTGTTGGGATAATGGTGATGATGTAGTTTATGGATTAGATGCCAGAGATATTTGGGCATTTGATGGAAGTAATTTTGTATCTTTGGCTAATCAAAAGTTAAAGAATTACTTTTATTCCAATTTAAACTCTAATTACATACAACACGTTCATGTGGTTAACAATACTAAAAAGTATCAAGTAGAGATTTACTATCCTGATTTAACATCTACTGGATATTGCAATAAGATGTTGTCTTACAGATACGATCTTAAAGTATGGAATCCTCCTAAGACAATTAACAATTCTGCTATGGCAGTAGAAGCTCCTGTGTATTCGGGTGGTACAACAGGTGGAACATTCAATCTATCATCTAGATGCGTTGTCTATGCACCTAATACAGGCGCAGGAGGCTTACAACTTGTTCAGACAGGTCAAGGTACATCTTTCTCAGGAAATGCCATATCGACTTTATTTCAAAGAGATAACATGACATTGTTAGATCCTGAAGGAGGTCCAATACCTTATACGCACAGGGTGTATGTACATAAATTATTTCCTGAAATAAGCACAAGTACACCTTCTGTAAACCCTGTAATAAGTATTACTTTGGGTGGTGCAGCATCAGTTGGTTCAACAACTTATTTTGGAGAAACTGAGACTGTTAAAGTAATTACTGAAAATCCTTGGGTTACTACGCAACAAAATCATGTAAGGACAGTTGCGCTTAAAGTTGCTTCAAATGATGCAACTAGTGCATGGAATTTAAATGCCATGACATTCTTATCTACGATTGTTGAGGATGCTTTCTAATGGCATATTTTGTACAACCAAATTCCCCGACTTCTGAATTAGCAGGAGCAATTAACTATATATTGGCTAACCTTAATTCCACTATTACTAATAACTTTAGTACAGGAATTGTTAGCTCCTCAAACACAACTGCTACTTCTACAAATGGTCAAACAACTGCATATCTTTATAGATATTTAGATATTGCTTATGCAGATGATGGGTCTGGTGCTACAAACTTTTCTTCAACTCCATTAACCACAAATCAATATTACGGGTTAAGAAATACAAACTCTAATGTTTATTCAACCAATCCTGCTGATTATGTTTGGTATCAAATCGTTGGTACTTTTACTACAGGCAAAGCAATTTGGTATCAAACCTATGGTGGTTTACAAATTAACTTACTTGTTGCTACATCAGCACCAGGTACTGCGTATCAGCAAGCTCCAAATGGATCACCAATAGATTTAACTATTGTTTCTACTGCAACAGGTTTGCAAAGTAGAAGTGCGTATGCAATTGCTAGTGTTACTTTGGCAAGTACTCCTGCAACTTATACAACTACAGGTAATGCAACCTTTCCTCCTTCTAACTCTTGGGGTGGATCTGAAACTTGGACTGCCAACCCTGCTACTTATAATGCAGGACAAAATCTTTGGCAAATAGATGGAATATACAACCCAGCTACGAATCTTACATTATGGGTAGCACCTTTTCTTGCTACTTTAAAAGTGGGTTCACTAAGCGCAATAAACGCAAACCTTGGAACCATTACTGCGGGTACATTAAATGCAGTAACAGTTAACTCATCTACAATAAATTCTACAACTCTTAATACAACAACATTAAATTCTGCGACTATAAATAGTGGAAGCATCAACATTGCTAGTAAATTTACAGTAGATACTTCTGGAAATGTACAGATATTAAGCGGAACTTCAGGTGCAAGACTATTAATACAAAACAATGTAATTAAGGTTTATGACTCTTCAGGAACTCTTAGGGTTCAACTTGGAGATTTATCAGCATGAGTTTTGGCCTTAACGTCTGGAAATCTGATGGGACAACAAAAATTGTTGGTCCTACGGATTCTGGTGGACGTTGTTTTGTTGGCATTATTACTAGATCACCTGAAACCCCTGGAACTACGACAACTTATACATATCCTAATGTATCTGATGGATCTTATTTAAGGGTTTATCAATGTGGTGCAGGGGCGCATACTTGGTATACAGGTACATCTTCAGGTCAAGCAACTGTAACTCTTGTAGCAACAAACAAAGCAGGATCTACTTATTACACACCTAGTGCTACTACTTTATTTGTATTTTCAGTAACCTCTAACAATCCTTTGTTTGGGTTAAATATGTTGACTGATTCTGGTCAAAAGTCAATATCTAATATATTTCCTGCGGCAGAATTCTTGGGTAAGATTTCCATGAACCCAACCCCAGTAAGCACAACTTCGGTTACTGGATATACGCAATATCAATTTTCTAGTAATAACTTTTACTATGGAGCAAATAGAAATAAAATTATTTTATGGAATTTACCAAGCACTACGCAAGATGTTTGGTTTACTGGAGATTCTTTCTTTTTCCCAACTGCCTCTTATTTTGTAGTTAACTGTTCTATATTTGTTGCATCTGGAGCTAGTTATACATTGCCAGAGGCTTTTGCTTTTTCTGTGGATAATTTGCAAAACTCATCCAATGGGTTTGGCTTAAGAATGTTTGATGGTTCTGGAACATTGATGTTTGATTCAGGTTTAGATCATATGGCTATAACTGGATTTGAAACAATTTTATCTTATCCTTTAACAACAGGAAGTGTTAATACTTACACAATGAGTACTTTTTCAGGCATACAACCTGTATTTTTGGTTCCTCAATATATTAGAGAGCAATGGTCAAGAATTGGCATTACTACTCAATCCCAAGGATATCAATATACGGGAGTTGTACAAAGAAATGGCACAACACTTCAATCTGAATTAATCAGAACTGCAAGTTGGATTGAAGATTCTGTAATTACAGGAAGTTATGCGTATGGCAATAGTGGTTCATTAACTGAAGTTGTTGTTAATGGAAATCTATATGGCGCTACTAATTTTTAAAGGTTAACTATGGGACAACAAACACAAATGTCAGGAGGTAAAACATCTTCTGCTTTACCAGGACAAGATGCAAACCCTCCAGGAACACCTGTAGGAGTTGCGCCACAAGGTAAGGGTGGTAGCCAACAAGGTCAACTTATGCAACCTAGTCAACCTGGTCAAGCGGTTAACACAGTTTCATCTGGACAACCTATAATGGGACAACCAAACAATTACATGAATACAGTAGGCAATAGTACTCAACCAGTATTCAATAACCAAGCATATCAGCCACAACAACATGGCAAAGGGAAGGGTTAATCATGGGTGGAGGAAAGTCATCAGGTAGTCAATCAACTCAGGCTCAACTAACACCTGAGCAAATACAAACTATTAACTTACAGAACCAGTTTCTGCAAAGTTATTTACCTACGCTTTCTGGAGTTACACAAGGCGCAGGTCAGGCATATCAAGGTCAAGCAGGGCAGGTTAATCAAGCTGCACAAAATGCTATAAATACTGCTAATACCGCAGGTAATATACAAGGCAATGTTGGTGCTAATGCTTTACAACAAGGTACACAAGGGTTAAGTAATTTATTTAGTCCGCAATACGAACAAGAGCAAGTTCAAGGTGCATTAGCTCCTGCCGAACAAGCGGCACAAAGAGCCAATGTAGCACAACAAGCAGGATTTGCAGGGGCAGGTGAACTTGGGTCTGCTAGAGATGCTTTGGCAGCTCAACAAACGCAAAACATTAATCAACAAACTCTTGGATCTATTGCAGCACAAACTGAGGCAGGGATTACTGCGGGTAGAGCAAGTGCAGGACAATCTTTACTCAATGCGGGTACTGCAAACTTAGGAGCAGCACCTGGAACTATTGGATCAACTTTAGGATATGCTTCTGCACCATTAACAAACTATGGTCAGTATGCAAGTTTACTATTTGGTGCCCCATCACAAACACCAAATTACTCTGGTACACAGGGACAAAATCAATCTGGATCTGGCAAATCATCAGGATTTAAAATATGAATTTCATGCCTAACCCTTCTGCTGATTGGAATCAATATAACTCTTTGCTTGGTGATGAAAACAAGCAAAAGTTAAAAAATGGTTTAATTCTTGCAATGGCTCCTACTTTGGGATCCATGATGGGTATTGCTCCTCCTGATAAATCTAATCCAACTTCTACAAATCTTCCTTCTTTAAGTCAAGCAAACCCATCTTTTGATTCAAGTTTAAGCGGTCCTCAACCAAATGGACCATCATTGATGCCTCAAGCTCCTGGAGCATTGCCTGGCTTAGGTGGAGGATCTCCTTTGGGCATTGGTGCTGACGCTTTAGATGCCGATGCAGCAGGTGGTGCTATAGACGCTTTATTTATGGTTTAAATATTATGACTACTAGTTCTATACCAAATCAACCATTACAACCTGTATCTCCAATTGCACAGGTTAGTAAAGTTACTCCTGTTAATGGCGAATCTGATCCTACTGTTCTTGAAGACGATCACTCAAGATATAGCAATGCAGTTAAAAGCAGAAATCCAGAATCTTTAGTTAAATTAGCAGTAGATAAATTTGGTACTGCAACAGGTGATGCGGCAAAAACTGCTGCTGACGTTCTTTATAGAACTTCTGATGAATATAATAAAGTTATTAAACCAATTGAACAAACTGGTGGATTAACTTCACCTGAAGGAAGATTAAAGTTTGCTCAAACGTATGAAACAGTAAAAGATAAACCATTTGGTGAAAGGTTTATGAATTACTTTGTTCAAACCATGTCTGGTAATCCTAAAGCATATCAAGAATTAACTGGTGGAATTACCAAAAGAGAAATTAAATATAACGATAAAGGTCAGCCAATTGAATATCATGTAAATGAACTTGGCGAACCATTGAATGCAGTTAATCTTGCTACTGGTCAACCTGTAGATAAAAATGAATTAGCTCTTTCACAGTCTGAATTAAGCAATACCATTGCAAGAAAAAATCTAATAAAAACTAATGAATTTAATAATGATGCCTTATTAAAAAATAATGAGACTTCACAGGCATGGGCGGCTTTTGCGCCTCAAGAAAAAGAATTAAACAGAATAAAACAAGATAATTTATTTATCCTTAGAAATGCTGGAATGTCTCCAGAAGAGTATGCTTTTGTTGCAGGTATTACTTCTGGTCAATCTGGTTTTACACAAAGTGTTACCGCAGGTTTCAATGCGTTAAAACAATTAAACGAATCAAAAAACAAGCATATTGATGAAGCACAAAGAAAGTCTTTAAGTGCTTATGCAAGTATGTTTGGCTTAACATTACAAGGTGATGGGTCATTAACCAATAGCAAAGGCGAAAAAATTGGCAATGATAAATTACAACAATTACAAGATTCGTTTCAGAAAAATAACAATTACGAAACAAATTACAACCAAACAAAAAATGATTTAGCAAAAAGTAAATTATTTACCAATATGAAACCAGAGCATCAGCAATTACTTGCTGAAACTTTAGATATAGATAAGCAATTAGAAAACAAAAGAACAGAACTTTCTCAAAAATATGGAGTTCCTTCTTTTTTAGTTGTTCCTAATGCAATGGCAATAGATGATCCATTAAAGAGATCTGAATTGCAAGCAGTACAAGGCAGATTTAATGCAGATGTAATGCAAGAGTTTAATGAATGGAAAAAAGATCAAATGAAACTTTTTCCTTCAGATCAAGTTCCAAACCCACATGAATTAGAAATTGCTTTTACACAATCTCCAAGATTTAAACAATTGCAAAAGGTTTACAGTTTAGAGTCTCAAGAAATAAGAAAAAGACAAGATTCTTTTATGAAAAAATCTATTAGCACTCCAACGCAACAAGCAAATAATGTAACTCAAGCAACATCACCTATAGCTCCAGTTCAAAGAAAAGAGCCAATAGACAAACAAGCCTTGAGAGAAAAACATAGAATCAAGGATTAATCATGGCTAAGTTTAATGTAGAAGGTTACAGAAAAGAAGCTAAAGAAGCAGGTATTGATGACAAAGAAATAGAACAAGTCATCAAAGAAGAAACTGCTGGAGAGCATCCTGAGCAACCTAAAATTGATAATCCTGCAGAACCATATAGTTACATAAAACCTGCTGCTATTACATTGGCAACAGGTCTTGGCTTAAAAATGGCCAAAAATGAATATGAAAAATATCAAAGCATAAAAAATGAAGGCAGACCTCAAAGACAAAGCGAAAAAATTGCAGAAAAAATTGAGCCTTTATTAGATATTAATCAACAAAGACAAACTGGAAGAATTGAGCCAACATTATTGCCAGAAGCTCCAGTTGCACCAACATCTCCTCCAGTAGCTTCTGCACCTGTTGCACCTCCTGCATCAACTGCACCTGTTACTTTACCTAATGCACAAGCTCCAACACCTGTAGCAACTACGTCAACTCCTCAAGAGATGGCTAACTTTGCCACGGGTGCGGTAGCTCCTCCTGCTCAACCTGCTCCTGTTACACCTGCTCAACAAGTATTAAAGGCAGAAACAAGTCCACAAGTTCCTGTTAATCCAACATCTCCTATTGCTACTACTGAACCTAATCCAATTGTAAGTGGAGAAGGTACATCACCATTACATAATCCTGAAGGACAAGGGTTAACTCAAGTTGAGGCTACAAGTGCTAGTGCTACACCTAATGCAGCATTTCCTGCTGAAACAAATACGACAAAAGAGTCAGGTAATTTAACTAATTCTGCCGAAAATCCTACACAAGGTGGTGTTGAGCAAGTTAAAAAAGAAGTTAAAGGTAGCGTTAAACCTAGAGCACCCAGAGGTTCTAAAATTGCAGAACTTGAAGCATCTGGATTAACCAAGCCAGAATTGAGTATGAAAAAATACTTAACTTCATTTTATGGTGGTGGTGAGCATGGTGAAGATGCTTACAAAAAAGTTACAGAAATATTAGGTAAAACACCTGCGTATCCTGTAGATGAAAAAGGAAAAATGACAGGTGGTGGCTTAACAAAAGATGAAAATGATTTAATTAAAATCTTTAGAAAAGAAAACATTGAAGGTCCAAAAATTAATTTGACTAAATCAATGAAAGATCAATTATCTGAAATCAAAAAAGCAGGAGGCAGTAAAACTGTTAAAGGTGCTGCGTTGCTATCTGCTTTAGTTGCATTGCCAGAATTTGTAAATGCTAAAAATGCTTATGAAATAAGTCAAGCAAAGCAAAATCTTGGTGAATCATTGCTTCCAATTGGTGCGACACCAACACCTGTTGAATCAGGTAAGTTAACTAGCAAACAACTTGAACAATATAAAGAATATGGAAAATTAGGTTCTCCATATCGTCAGGCATTTCTTCAGCAAACTGGTGGAAAATAATGGAAAACGTAACCCACGAACAAATATACGAAAGGTTGGTTTCTTTAGAAGCCAAGGTTGATGACATTGATATCAATACCAAAGGTATGGTAGAAGCGTTTAATAACGTCCAGGGTGCGTTTAAAGTGCTTGGATGGATAGCCAATGTAGCCAAGCCTATTATTATTGTTGTAGGGTTCTTTACTGCGTTGACTGCATTCATCCAATTCTGGAAGAAGTAATGGAACCGATTACTGCCTGTCTAGCAGTACTCTCTGCGGTTAAGCAGGGTGTTGCTATGTACAAAGAGTTTAAGAATACAGGCAAAGAGGCTTTTGGGGTTATGCAGGAGATATCTCAAGGGTTGGGATCATTTTTTGAGCATAGTGAAAAAGCCCATAAAGAATTAAAAGAAAGAGAAAAGAACCCTCCCAAGGGTAAATCTATTCAAACTCAAGCCTTAGAAAATGTACTTGCTAGAAAGCAATTACAACACGCAGAATACGATCTCAGGCAAACTTTAATTTATGAGACACCTAAAGAATTGGGTGCTATGTGGGATGAGTTTCAGGCAGAACGTAGTAAGTTATTGGCAGACAAAGCTAAATTTGATATTGCTCAAAAAAAAAGGATATCAAGGATGCTAGAGACAGGCAAAAACAACTTGATCTTTTGCATTACAGAATTGCTATCGGTACGTCAATTGTTGCAGTACTGTTAACTATATTTGGTTTAATGTTTTACATCAGGCAAGACTATTTAACCAGAAGAGAAGATGAAGGTTGGTATATAGAGTTTAAAAAAAACTTTATGAATGATGGTAAAGAGGTTGAGTGTTACAAAATGTTTAGGCAAACTGGGTATCTACCAAGATACTGTAATTAGGAGAATAATATGGATTGGTTAAAAACAATAGAACAACTAGCCCCTACAGTTGCTTCAGCATTGGGTACTCCAGTTGCGGGTATGGCAATATCTGCACTTGAATCTGCTTTGGGTATGAAGTCTGAGGATATACAAAAACAAATACAAGATAATAAGTTAACTGCTGAACAAGTAGCATCTATTCAACAAGCTGAGATTGCTTTAAAAGCTAAAGCGCAAGAGTTGGGTTTAAACTTTGAACAACTAGCAATTCAAGATAGAGCATCTGCTAGAGATATGCAGTCTAAGGTTCATTCTGTTGTTCCGCCCACATTAGCCATATTGGTTACCTTGGGATTCTTTGGAATATTGATAGGTCTTATGACCGAGCAATTTAAAACTTCAGAAGCGTTGATGATTATGCTTGGCAGCTTAGGAACTGCTTGGACTGGAATAATTGCCTATTATTTTGGGTCAACATTAGGCTCACAAAACAAAGACATAATGCTTCACAACTCAACACCAAACACAAAATGATTAATTCTAGAGATTTAAATGAACTACTTCCTGTGGTTAAAAGTAAAGCTGAAGCCTTTATTGAAACTTGTAAACAAAATGATATTGACCTATTGGTTACAAGCACTTATAGAGATATTGAGTCGCAAAATGAACTCTATGCTCAAGGACGCACTAAAGATGGAAAGATTGTCACTAACGCTAAAGGTGGTGAATCTTTTCACAATTATCGTTGTGCTTTGGATGTCGTTCCGCTTGTCTCTGGGAAACCCGACTGGGATGGATCTCACCCAGTTTGGAAAAAAATAGCAGAGATAGGAGAGAGTATTGGGCTTGAATGGGCAGGAAATTGGAAATCGTTCAAAGAACAGGCTCACTTCCAATTCACCAATGGTCTTACATTAGCCGACCTAAAAGCAGGTAAAAAGATAGAGGGTTAGTAGATTAACCTGCCCTCTGCCAGGTGCTAAAAGGATCTATACCGCATCAAAATTTCAGGGGGTGCGGTACAGGACCAAGCCTTTCTCATCTACCAGGATAGTTGCTTGGCGCAATTATGATCCCCCTATGATTCGCAAAGAAATATTAAAACTAGCCAAGATATTAACGTAAAAACTGCACCTCCAATCATACAGAGTGCTGCAAATATTAAAGAATCTATAAGCATATTATCCTCCTGGTAGGGTAGACACGGGGCAGGAGTCCAATCAAAATCCCCATGCCTACCCAAAACTGGTTAAAAGGGTACAGTATCGTCCTCATCTGGGATTTCTCTGCGTGTAGATTGTTGTATGTCTCTGTCTTTTGGTGTTAATGATAAGCTAAAGAATTTCTTTTTATCTTTTTTGCTTTCTTTAATCCAAGCACTTAACCAGTACTCTGTACCATTTACATTAATCTGACCCTTGTATACGGGATCTGTTTCTTTTTTAGCATTGTCGTTTTTAAACAATGTACCTTTGTTTGTGTTGTCAAATGTTGCTCTGTATTCACTCATTTTAAAGATTCTCCATGTTTCTTAATTGCTGACCTTGTTGTACTAGTTAACTTCTTCCAAAGAAATGTTTTTTCTTCGTCATCTGTCACTTTTAAATACTCTTTGTATGCACCCACTATATCGCCCTGTGAGACGATATCTTCAATACCTATGGCAATGTCTGTCAATTTGTTTTCAGAGTCCTCATCAAGCTCTATAACGCTATCGGTGGGGGTCTGACGTTTAACGGGGGTCTGTCCAGTTGTAGCATCTAATACATCATGCTCAACAATCTCAAGTGCAGCAACCCACAAATATCTTCTTTGATAGGTTTCTACTGCACCAATGTTTTGCACTTCGTGGCATCCCTTAAGTGCAGCGCTTCCCATTGGTGAAGTAATGACAATAGTATGCTCACCAGGAGCATCTATGTTTACTATTGTCATGGTTGCATATTCTTTTTCAAAAGATATATTGGAGCACAAACCTACTTCATCAAAGATATTTAAAGCAGGAATAAGAAAATCTCCAAGCTCAAAATACTGATACCCTGCAAACTTATTTAACCCCGACTTCTTCAGTTTCTGTTGATGAAACCTGCTCCTCGCTAGATTCAATTTCTGATATGTGTTCATTTGTTTTATTCCTAATCTTATAAATTATTTGTTGGTTAACTACTTCATATTCATAAACAGTATCACAAGTGTCACATCTCATGATACCTTTGTACACAATGCGATACAAATTTTCGGACTTAAGAGACTTTGTGTGTCTCCTAATTCCACAATATTTTTTCGCCTCATTGCACTCTTCACGCATAGCGATCAAACTCTGTTGATACTATCTTACGTTGGGTGTCTCTATCAAATTCTCTAAATCCAATAAAGTGCTTATGACCACAACAAACTTCATTGGTTGTCTGAACTTCTAAACAATGTTCACAATAATGTAATCCGTAGAATTCTTTCAAATTCTTAGCTATAAAATCTTCGTAGTCTTGCTTTAATTTCATTTTGGATCTCCTTAAAATAGTTTACTAATCTCTTTTTAAATGACCATTTATATGGTCCTTCTGTTTCAATTTTCATATTGCCTTCATTACCCTTTGATTACGACCTGAGAAACCTGGTCGTTTCTCTCCTGTATCCACTATTAAACCTTTCTTCATCAAAGGTCTGTAGCGGGGAGTAATAGAACTAGCTCTGTACTCAGCCAACATATGCTCTACGTCCTGGCTAATGCACCCCTGTGGAAAGCTCCTAATCGTGTCCAGAACAATTTGTTCTAACTTTGTAGGATCTACTGACTGTGCAGCTTCTTTTGATGTCTCAGGGTCTGTAGCACGGGCTAAACCCCTGTTAACCATTTGTCCTAAATCTTCAAAGAATTGGTTAAATGTTTTCATTGCTCTACTCCCAATGATTCTAAAAACTCTTCCCAGTAATCTCCACGTTCCATTAGCTTAATAAGAACATCACCATTGCATACTGTTTGTATATCCATGATAAATTCTGCATATTGATCACTAAATGACAGATCATCTAATTGTTGATTACTTAACTTCATTTTGGGACTCCTTCTGTTGTCTAATCCAGATTATTAAATCTGCTATATCTTCAAACTTATGTTTAGTACTTTGAGCAATCATGTCTAGTACAAACTGTTTTCCATCCGCAAAACCTTCTCTGTAGGCATCTACTTCATCTTTAATACTCATGTTATTCACCATCATATTCGTTGCGTGATGCATGGATCTTGTCCCATACCAATTGCTCAATCTCATCTAAGTTATCCTCATTGAGGACTGGTATTATGTCAATGCCGTTGTAAACAACTTCATCGATTTCAATGCACTCATCAAAGTCAGGCTCATACTTCAAACCTAAACTATCTGTTGAGCCGACTTGACCACTATCATAGGTAAAGTAAACTTCTACCAATGCGCTGTTGTAGAGCACAGTTAACATACTCATTTGGAACTCCTTTGTAGTTAATCAACCTGTTGTTGATGAATGTAGTTTACTATATTGGTTAACTAAATCAATAGTATGTTGTATTATTTTCAAACAATAAACCCTAATAGGGTAAACCCTAATAGATAACCTTGGTTTAGTAATATGGTATAGTAAATCTTTTAGGAGAAATAGATGACAAAGAAAATAGATACCATCAGTATTGAAGAGTTAGAGAAGAGAGCAGGTTCTATGTATAAAGTAGCAAAGATACTAGGTTTATCTGTGGTTGCTGCTTATAAGTGGAAAAAGAAAAACAAAGTACCTGCACAAAGAATTAAATCTTTAATGTTACTTAAGCCTGAATGGTTTGAACCAATTGAAGAAAAAGTTGAAGATAAAGTAGAAATACCTGCTTAATCGTATATACTGAAGACGTTGGCGTTGCAACCAATTGTTTTAGACCACTTAAATAAGTATCCTGTCCTTGGGGGTTCCTGGGGATTGCAACCAGGGTACTTAACTTAAGTGGTTTTTTCATTTGTGCTTCACTAACCGCTTCACTTGTGGGACGTAACCGCAGGAGTGAGGGGATAGATGTACTGTGGGGAAGATGCTGAGAAACATCAAGGGGTGGCGAAGATAGTGCCCTAGCATCGTAAGACTGTCGGGTTCTGTGGCTCCGAAAAGCAGAATGGAAGGAAAGACGAACCTTGTCTAGGAAAGGCTAGGTTCGTCCACCAAAAAGCAGAGTTATATATATTAAGGAGTTTAGATATGGAAATGGATACAGAGTCATTAGTTCAATTAGTAAAGTCAATTGATACTATAAACAGTAGGTTGCAAATACTTGAGAATTCAGAGTTTAATGCACATCTAACTGAAGAGAAGATATTGGGATTAGAGAGATTTGCAGGTGTTCTTGAAAGAAAGATTGATAACATAGAAAGTTATAGAGATTTCAAAGAGAAAAGATATGAGCAAATGAAAGAAAAAATACTTCAAATTATTGGTATTTTATTTTTTGCTTCGGGTTGTTTCTTACTTGGGGTTGTGTCTGGAGGCATTCAATGGAAATAAGAGTAATAGATAAATTGTTTATCAGATTTGAAGAGAAAGGGTTTGATACTAAAAAATTAAATAAAGAAGAGTGGAGAGTAGAGTTATCTACATTTAAAGATAGATTAGATTTTATAAAGTTTGGATTAAATAATTTAAAGGGTGAATTACCAGATGCAAAGACCTTTGCAAAGATGTGCTCTCCTATTTACAAAGAAGTAAAAGAACAAACATTCTATGATGGTAAACAATGGGCTAGAGATATATTAAAGAAGGTAGAGCAAGGAATCCAAGTAAGACCTATTTGTTTAACTTTTGCTAAAGAAGCATTAAGGATCAAAGATGATAGTAAAACCTATTAAATCATTTGAAGTAGAACCTTGGTTGTTAAATAAACATTACGCAAGAAGACTTCCTATGATTCAATATGCTTTTGGTTTATATGAGGAAAATATATTAATTGGTGTTATTACATATGGATTACCTGCATCTAATCAACTTTGTTTTGGGATTTGCGGAAAAGAATATTCTGATAAAGTTTTAGAATTAAATAGAATTTGTTTACTTAACAACGGAAAGAATCAAGCAAGTTTTTTAGTTGCTAACAGTATTAAACTTTTGCCTAAGCCGACAATAATAGTTTCTTACGCAGATACTGCTCAAGGGCATATTGGTTATGTATATCAAGCATCTAATTTTTTATTTACTGGAACAACAAAAGAAAGAACAGATATGTTTGCAGGGGAAGGTAAACATAGTAGACACGCAAAAGACCCATCTATAAGACAAATTAGAAGTTCTAAACATAGGTATGTTTATTTTCATGCAGATAAAAAACAAAAAAAAGAATTAATTAATTTACTAAACTATCCTATTGAACCCTATCCAAAAGGAGAAACTCATAAGTATGATTCAGGAGGAATAGTAATAACTCAAAAGCTTTTGTTTACATGAAATACGATTTTGAAAAAGAATTAGAAAATTTAGAGCTTAAGTATGCTGAACTATTTCTTAAGCCTGGTTGGCAAGAATACGTCAGATTTGCAGTAAGCCAGAAACAAAAAGAAAGTAAACTATTTGCTGGAATGGGTGAAAGAGTTAAACTAAAAATTGAAAGATTAAAAGATGAACAAGCAAATAGCGATCAAAACATTAAGAGATCACCTGAGTGAGAGCAGTACACATAAATGGAAATTGATAGAGAAAGCAATTGATACGTTAGAAATTCAAGATGCTATTGATGTTGAATTTGACAAACAGTATTACAAAAGATTAGAAGATTTTAAGTTTCAAATGGAAGGTGTTTTTAATGACTTTCATTGTCCACTTTAGAGTTGATATAAACCCTGTTGCAAAGGGTAGACCAAGGTATGCCAAGCGAGGTAACTTTGTATCTACTTACACTCCTACTAAAACCAGAGTTTACGAAGAAATAATCAAAGATCATGCAGTTCTAGCAATGGGTAGCTCTGAGCCTTTAGAAAGCCCTGTAAGAGTGAATTTAGAGTTTGGTATGTTAATACCTAAGAGTACCCCTAAAAAGCTATTAGAAGGCTATTTAAATGGATCTGTAAAGCATACAAAGAAACCTGACGTTGATAATCTTGCTAAAGCAATACTAGATGCAATGAATGAGGTGGTGTATTTAGACGACAATCAAATAACTCGGCTAACTATGTGTAAAAAGTATAGTAAACTAGGTTATATAGAAGTTACTGTACAAGAAGATTTAGAGTAGAGGTTGTATGACTAAAGAAGAAGCAATTACATTATTGTGTGAGCATTTTAGTGAAGGCTTGGTGCGTACGATTGTGGAAGCACTAAAGCAAGAGCAAGGTGAGCCTGTTGCTTATTTTAGTCCGCAAGAAGGTGGTTTTTACTGGGCAAAGCCAACAAAAATTACCGCACCAGTATCAGTCGATGTTGAGCCATTACCTCTCTACACAACACCACAATCAAAGCAAGAACAAGGTGAGCCTGTGGCTTGGTTACATACAAAAATTAAAAGATTGGTTATTCCGCATCGACCCGCTGATTTGAACAAACATCCTAACAGGTGGGAAGCCTTGTACAAGACAACACCACAACAAGGATGCGCTGAATGTGGAAATGGTGGTGGTTATGCGTTGTATTGCCTTGCTTGTGCTGAAAAATATGTTAAGCCTGAATGGATAGGTTTGACACATGAAGAAATATCAGTCGAATGGTTTGCAGTTTTTGATGCTGAGCCTGGTATTGGAAAAAATATAACCAATGGTGTATTTGATTTTGCTAATGCCATTGAAGCTAAATTAAAAAAGAAAAATGCGCTTTGAAAAGGGTCACAAATTAGCAAAAGGAGGTAAACGTCCTGGCTCAGGCAGGCCTCCAAAGGATGATTTACGAAGAGTGTATATAACCCTTAATCCTTTGCAGAAAAGATTACTGTATGAGATTACGCAAGAAGTGAGACCCCAGCAAGCAATTCAAAAGTTTCTTAACATGAATTTATGATAGAAACGATTAGAAATGGAAGTAAGAAGTTTTACAGGTGTTCAACCTGTTCAACATTGTTTAACGAACTAGGAGAGACTTATGAGCATTCATGCAGACCTGATATCAAAATCAATAACAGGAAACAAAAGTATCAAGGTGAGCCAGACGGATTTCGAGCAACACCTAAGAAACCTATCAAACGATCTTATAACCTCGAAAGAGCTACTGAAAGGATTGTTAGAGTCGATGGATTCTAGAGATCCTAAGAGATTGGTTAACTTTATTCAATTAACTAAAACGTTCTTGGAGAAATAATGAGCAAAGGATCTGGTCGTAGACCAAGTGAAGTTGATTTAGAAACATTTAATAAGAACTGGGAGAACATCTTTGGACGAAACAATCGAAACAATAAACCCTCACAAAGCCATAGCATTCATTCAGGAGAATGCAAACGCTTACTCGATAGCCAAGGGGAGCAGGATAGAGTCGGAACACCTACTGAAGACAGTAAAAGCAATACTGATGAACGAAGAGTCGGGAAGCGTAGCCTCAAAGGAAGCCTACGCACTCAGCCATGATACTTATATTGAAAAGATAGAAGAAATAAAGAAATACACTATTGAAGAAGAGTATTTAAAGATGATGCTGGATGCTGCCAAGGCTAGGATAGAAGTGTGGAAAGTACAAGAGTATAGTAAACGTGCAGAGATGAAGGCAGGACTTTGATATGCCAAGACCTAAATCCGAAATAACTAAACAATCAACATTAACTATTAGACTCACTAAAAAACAAAAAGAATTTGTAAATGACATGGGAGGTTCACAATGGTTAAGAAACTATATAGACAGACAAATAAGATCAGAAGAGATTCAACTAGGAATTAGTTCATGTACAGAGACCCAGACCTCCTCAAACTCGCAGAAAACCAACCCTGTGTACTCCAAGCTCTCGACAATTGTTTAGGTGAATCAGAAACAACAGTTGCAGCACATTCAAATCAATTAACCCACGGGAAAGGCAGGGGACTAAAGGCAGAAGATTGTTATTCAATTTGGGCTTGTATTCGGTGTCATTCCTGGTTAGATCAAGGTAAAGGATCTAAGGTAGAAAAGAATGCTCATTTTGATGATAGGTGGCCTTACCAGGTTTATGAATGGAAGAAAATCTATGAAGATCCATTGCAAAAGCCTTGGAAACGTGAAGCAGCAGAAAAGGTACTCAAATATTTAGAGGTAGTGTAAAAAATTGATACCCCCCTTCACTTTCAACGGGGGGGGTCTAAATGGCAAAAATACCTCATTTTTCTGTTTTTTTATCAATGAAAGTGAGCACTTACTTCGCTAAAATGTAAGTGAACACTCACTCACTTAATAAAATTGAGTTATCCAAATACCCTAAAAAATAATGCTTTAAAACCGATTAAAACGCTCTACAATCGATCAAATTAGTTAACCCAATATACCCTACACGCTTTTAAAATAATGCCTTAAAACGCTTAGATTTTAATGTAATATAAGTGAGCATTCACTTACTTAGCAAAACCAAAAAAACCAGGGCGAACCCTGGAAAAATTTGATTAATTAAATATTACATTAAAACCCAATAATCTATTTTTTTGCAAATTCCTTGAATAGGAGATTCTAAAAATTGATAATAAACAAATTCAAGGCCTACATGATAAACCCTTGAAAGTCTTACTTTATCATCATTTAAATTCACTCCAATATCTCCCTTTTTAATCATAATTTTTCAACTCCATAATAAATTCCACTAATCTTAATTATAAAATTAGCATAATTAAGGGCCTCTTTTTCAGTAAAAAATAGTTTACCTCCGCAATTATATTTATACATTTTCAAACTCCTGAGAAATTGTGAATAAGGATGATGTTAAGTTTTGAGAAAATCTAGCCCCTTCAATACTTTCATTCCTTTTCGGCATGATAACGCCCATAAAATCGGGATCTGAGCATGTAATAAGTCCCGCATCATTCCCATTAAAGTGCAAATTAAAACCGCCTCCTCCAATTGTTTTAATAGTCTTATGGAATAAATTTAAATAATCTGGTTCATAATATGCGGTTAAATTGTTCGTTTTAATTTTTTCAGTGACTCTTACATAATCGGGGAATTTTGCCTCAATCGGGTTAAATACTACATTTCTTCCTGGTTCACTTTCAAAACTCCATGAGGTGTCAATTCCATTGTTTTTAAATGTAATTAAACGATTGATATTTTTAGCGTTAGAGGAAATTGACTCAATTACATCTCTAGGAATGATTAAAAACCCTTCCTTAAGGTTTTCGCAATTCTCTTGATATATCCCTAAAATATGGCCATTAGTTGCAATGGTGCGAGTAAAAGAATGATTGAATTCTACTAATACACCTTGCAAATAATATCTAATATCTTTTTTTGCGCTTAATAATACTAATGCTTTAAGCGTTGATAATTTAATGTTAAATTGTTTCATAATTGGACTCTTTTTTAAAATAGTGCAAAATTGCACCTCTTAACCTCCTAAAAATAAGAGGTTAAAGGTTGAAATTTTTAGAATTGTTGAAAAAGAACCTTATTTTCATCATAATTGACTAATATTGTTTCTCCTTCGAGAAAATCTCTTATTTGAGTTTGTATATATTCTTCAGAGTCGTTTCTATTTATTTCAATGCCATAAGAATCAATAATCTCCTCATATGTTGATTCTTGAAAATCACAACATAAAGCAATAACATCAAGTTCGTAAGGCTCTCCTAAATCATTCTCTAAGTCCTCACAATAATCAAATAACCACTCTAAGCCCTCATTAGAGAATTGATTATTTCTATTTATTACTGAAAAAGCATTTTTAAAATCATATAAGTCGATTGTTTGTATCATAGTAAACCCCTTTAATTAATAACCTAAATATTTAGCTCTGATGTATAAGATGCCGCTATATCCAATAACGACAATCAACCCTGAAATAATGAATAGATCCATATAAATCATAGTAAACCCCATAAATAGTTAAAAGTGCAATATCGCACCTAAGTAATATAACGATCCAAGCATAAAAGGTTAACTAGGGGAAACCCTATATTCTTATAAATATTACTAAACTGTAATTAAATAAATAAAACCCTATTTAACAGCATATTAGTTAATAGAGGGATAAATGTTAGATAAAGCACACTATAAGGATAAACACTAAATAGGCTATAGATACCCAATAATCAAACAATTCAATGGGCAATAAATAGTTGTTCGTTAATCGCAAAAATAAACCCCTAATGTACTATTGATGACACTTATATACTTCGCACAATAGAAAACCCTAGAGCATTAATATGCATTATCTATAGGGAATACATAAGACTATATCGTCCGCTTAGTTCCATTAGTAAACCTAATCACACTAAACATAATTACTCTAAGTCATAGATCCCCCCCCCAGCTTAAGTTAACCACACCCCCATGCAAGATCAGGTTAAGGGGAGGGGGGTAGGAAGGAATCTACTAGAGAGAGGGGGGGCCCACTCCCTCATTCCCAAATTTATTTAGTAAAGTTTAGGTTAACTAACTATATAAACGTATAGGTTGGTTTGTGTGTAAAAATTTTTAACCTGGAGGTTTATGGTTAAGTACTAGTAATTGTCACAAAGATGGGGGATACTTTGGATTGGCGATATTGCCAGACTAATACGGAGATGGGATATGTTGGTATTTACTATTACTGTTGAAGAGGTAGAGTCTTGTTATGATGAAGATGGTCTTTACTTTGATGAAGATGAGGGTGTATGGTATTGTGTGGATGAGGATGGGGTAGAGTACTGGTTTGACGAAGAGTCAGATGACTGGGTTGAGTGTGAGTATGATGAAGCTGATGAACAGACTTCTGATGACATTTGCTATTACGAAGAGTAATTAACCTTGTAATTTAATATTTAGAATATCCCATTGATAAAGGGAAGGTCGGGGTGAGAATCCCCGCTAGGTTACTTAATGTGTTACTTTGTGTCTAGTATTGCTTTACATTAATAACTTCACCTCGGAACTGGATAGTATCTTTGGTGTGAACCATAGCCAGTTCTGGCATTAACATGACACCATTTTTAAATGTAAGTATGGCAAACCCTGATCTCCAGTTGACAGGGTTTTGTTCTAAATAGTTTTCAAACTGTGGACCATATATAT